CTTGCCGCCCTCGGCGCGCTTGATCGGTTCAATGTGTCGGTCATCCGGCACAACGGCCGAGATCGAACCGCTGTCCTCGCCTTCATTGCGGTAGAAGTACCCCCGCTTGGCGTTGCCCTTCTTGAGCGCGGCTTTCATGTAGCCGTTAGCCTTGAAATCGGCGTGCGGGCTACGTGTCGTGTTAGACATTGGGCCTTTGATCCGATACCCGGCGATGTTCGGCTTCCACGACGGGTTCATTGTCACATCGCGTGACACCTCGGGCAGTCCCTTGGGGTGTTCGTGCGGAAAATAGTCCTCGTCGGGCGCGTAGACGTTGTGCCCGGACACGCCGTCCTTGTTGCGCTTCAATATCGTGTTCTTGCCCGCCAGCTTGGTCTTGCCGTATTCGCGGGTGCCGTCCCACGAGCCTTCAGCAGGAAACCCGATGCGTGCGTTGAGGGCATCTTCAGCGGCCCCACGTGTACCGAGGTGCAGTCCGCTCTCGCCGCCGCGCAAGTCGCCGCTGCCCGAACCATGCCACCAGACGTCGTCGTTCTCGTCGGCGCGGCCGCCTACAGCATAGTTCAACGGGCCGATGTACTTGCCGCCGCCGCCGGCCTTCGCGATCATCACCGCTCGGCGCGCGACCTTGCCGCCGTCGGCGCGCTTGCGCAGGATCTCCAAGACTTCCTTGTCGGTCGGGAACACGACGTAGTTGCGCGTGCCATTCTTTGCGCCTCGGCTGTACTGATCGAAGTACTTGTTGCCCGGCACACCTGCCGTAGCCAGTCGTGGCTCATCAGCGAACTTCATCGCGCTGAAGATCGGCGCATCAGGGCGAGTGTTCTTGTCACGCATCGGCGCAAACGACGACATCTCCTTGACGCTTTCGGGCATCATGTCGATGGCGTCCTTGACCCCGCGCTGCACGCGCGGCGTCTGTTCGCCCAGCGTCGGCTTGTCAAGATCGATCAGGTGCTCGGGGTTGGTGTGGAAGCGCACGTCGTAGAGACGCCCTTGGCGCACCATCGGCCATTTACCCGTCTTTGCGAACACGTCGAGCGCGTTCAACGTGTGCCGGTGGATGTGCGCCTTTTCGGGCGTCTCCGTCAGGTCGTCGTAGACGCTCTTAATCGCTTGCTCATGGCTTTGCGCGGGGCGCGATACCCAACGACCCTTTTCTTTGTCGATGGTTTTGTGCGCCTTGCGGAAATAGTTGTAGTTCGATTGGGCATTCGACACGCCGTTAGCTTCATCGGTCGCCCACGCATTAGCAGCCTGTTTGTAGCTATCTGCAACGGCCGGGTTCTCGGCGATATATATCCCATGGCCGTAGACCTGCGCGCCCTCGCCGGTGCCGATCTTGCTGAAGTCGAACTTGTCGAAATCGTGCGGCGAGCCGTGGTAGGCGTCGATGGCACCGCCCTCGGACTTCATCAGGTCGGGGTCGGCCTTGTCGGCGGGGTTCATCGCGGCGAAGCGGCCGCGCAGCGGGTAGTAGCCCTCGCTGGTCGGCTTGGTGAAGACGATGTAGCAGGTCTTGTCTTTCGCCCCGGCCGTCTCTTCGGGGGCCGTGTTCTCGTACTTCACGCCCGCGTAGCCCTGCTTGATCAGGTGGTCGCGAAAACTCTTGACCGCCTGCTTGCGCGCCTCGGGCGACGGGAAGTACGGACTATAGTGCGGGTTGTGAACCAGCTCGTGAACGTCTTTGTACGTCGCGCCATTGAGCGGCGACTTCCATGACTTGCCTGCGATCAGCTTGTTTGCGCCCTGCATCGCGTCTTCGAGCTGCGCGCCGTGGCTCTGCATGAGCGCAAAGGCGAGCATGTCAGGGTTCTTCTTGAAGGCGTGCAGCTTCACTGCCTTCTCGACCGCGTCGTCGTCGAAATCCATCTCGCCGTTGGGCTTCTTCTGCGGGATCTCGAAAAACTTTTCGTCGGGATAGGTCTTGAGCGGCAGCACGTGACCGCCCTTGTCGGGGGCGCGCTGCGTGAAGTACCCGTTGTTGGCGATGACCGGATCGCGCGCAACGTGCGTGCCGAGCATAAGGCTCGGCTGGTATTCGCCGCGCCTGTTCAGGCCTTCCTGAAAGCTCGAAAATTGCGCCTGCGTGCCGTGGTAGACGTCCTGCGTCAGCGGATGCGGGGTCTCGCCGCCCTCGGCCTTGCTGATCTTGCGCGCGATCATCAGCGCGCGGCGGATATCCGCGCTCACTTCTTCGCCTGCGGCTTGGCGGGCTTGGGCCGCAGCTTCTCCAGCGTCACTTCGTGAGCGTGCTGGGCCTCGCGCTCGGAGACTTCGTGCTGTTGCGAGCCCTTGAGCTTCAGGATGTCACCCGCAAGCTTGAGGTTGGCCTCGCGCAGGCTGGCCTGACGGTCGAGGTCGCGGTTAACGTCGTCGACCTGCGCGCGCTCCTGCTTGAACTTGACGTCTTCGGCCTTCGAGGCAACCTCGGCCGCCTTTAGCGCCAGCTCTTGGCTCTTGTCCTCGGGCGGCGCCAGCCCTGTCGGCTGGTTGGCCTTGATGCGCTCGACTTCCAGCTTGCCGGCGTCGAGCTGCGCATCCTGCTGCATCTTCTGGCCTTCGAGCTGGAGCTTGCCGGCGTCGGCCTGCGCCTTCTGCTGCAGCGCCTCGCGCTTCAGCTGCTGGTCGCCCTGCTTGAGCTTCAGCTCCTCCATGCCCTGCTGGACCTCCAGCGGCGGCTTGTTCATGGCCGACGGCGGCACGAAGAACTGCTCGGGGTTGTTCCAGCCCAGCGCCTGCAGCGCCGCGGTGTCGACCGCGATGGGGTCGTACAGGCTTGGGCTCAAGCCCTGCAGCTGCTTCAACGCCATGACCTTGACGATGCGCTGGGTGTGGCTCGCCGTGTTCGGGTCGGCCTGCGGCACCAGCGACTGCGCGTACATGTCGAGCGCGTCGGTGAAGGTCTTCTGGTCCCACGCCATCGCCGGCTTGCGATTGCGCTGCCAGAAGCTCTCCGGGTGCTCCTTGAAGCACTTCACGAGCAGCTGGAACTCCTCGGCCTGCGAGGCGTGCATGCGCTTGTGGACGCTGTTGAGGATCTTTTGCGCCTGCTCGATCAGCGCCAGCGTCGTGCCGACGGGCGCGTCGGCGCGGCCCTCGCCGACCTGTTGTTCGCTCGCGCCGCCCAGACGCTGGCCGGTCTGCGCGATGTTGTCGACCAGCGCCATCAGGGCCTGCGACGGCTCCTTGTACGGCAGCGGCATGATCGCCTGATTGATCGGCTGGCCGCCGGTCTTCACGAGCGCGCCGCCGCCCGGCGGGATGCGGAAGATGTTGGTGTTCTGCCGGCCGCCGCTGTCGCTGTACAGGAAGCCGGGGAAGTTGGCGTACATGCCGGCGTCGAGCAGCTCGCGCCATGCCGCCGTCACGGCGTTCGTCGTGTTGCCGAGGATGTGCAGCAGGCCGATGGGGTAGAAGCCGAAGCCCGGCACGAACGTGTACGGCACGAAGACCGGGCGCGCCTCGGGCAGCTCGGCCGTGTCTTCGTCGTAGTTGCGGACGATGGAGAGGATCTTGCGCGTGCTGACGTCGATGGTGACGCGCCACGGGATCTCAAGACCGCTGGGCTTGCCCTTCCACTTGTGCTCGTAGCCCTTGACGTCCAGCTCGCAGTAGCACTCGTAGATCTCGCGGTCGCGATCCTCGGGGTTCATCGCCTCTGACTGAACGCCCTGCTGGTCCTTCTTCTCGCGCTGCAGGCTGTCGAGATCCTGCGGCAGCGGCGTCGACAGCTCGACGTCGCGATAGACGCCGAGCAGCTGCATGCGCTTCACGGTGCTCGGGCGCATCATCACGCGATGCGTGACGCGCTTGGCGCTGCGAATGTCGACGGCGGCCGCGTTGACGATCAGGTCTTCGGCGTCGACGGTCTCGCTCACCGGGCGATTGCGCAACGGGCAGAAGTACACCTTCTTGAACGACAGGCCGCCGAAGCCAAGCATCAACAGCATGCGGTCGGTGTCGGGGTAGTACTCGGTCGCGATGGCCGTCAGGTAGTGGTTTAGATCCTTCTCCAGCGCGTCGGCCATCTGGTTGGTCTGCTGGATCGCGTTGTTGTCGTCGATCCTGATCTTGACCGGGCCGTCGGTCGGCAGCAGCTCGGCACGCGCGTTCGCCTGAAAGCGCAGCACGGCTTCGAGCAGCAGCGGGTGGCGCACGCGGTTCATGCCCTCGACGGGCGCGCCTTCGGCGGCGCCGCCGATGCCGGGGATCTCGATCTTCAGGCCCAGCAGCTTGAGGCCCTGCGCGCGGTCCTCGATCCAGTCCTTGCGGCTGTCGACGTCGTCGCCGATGGCGCGCATCAGGTCGTCGGCGATGGCGCCCAGCGTGAGGTCGTCGAGCTTCTTGGCGATGTTCTCGAACCAGCCGCCCTTCTCGTCGGAGGCCGCGGCTTCCTCGACCGGCCGGCCGTCGAGGCTGATCGTGATCGAGCCGTCGGGGTGGTCGATCTTGAGGACGTTGCCCTGATCGTCGAGCGTCTCGACATCGCCGCCTTCGGGCGCATCCTCGACGCGAACGTCTGCGCCTTCCGGCGGCAACTCGTCGGGCTCAGGCTGAACGATGCGGAGATTGGGGCTCAACCCCGGCACAAGCGGCATTCATGGACCTCGCAGACGTCGAGGATACCACACCGCGCAACGATCAGAATAGTGACAGAATGTCAAGAACATTGATCGCTGGATCAAGGACTTGGGCTTGTTATGGTGGCGCGTCGCGGCGGCGTGGAAGGGCACGCAGCTACGAGGAAGTACGTGGTAGACCTCGCCAATACTAGTCACGGTAGAGCCACGCAGCCGGTATCGAACCCGGCCCGCGATACTTAAATCCCATACAGGCTGGGCGGCGGCGCGCCGCGGTGCTTCAGGCTCTCGCCGACCTCGGCGATGTGCTCGCTGCTGCGCGTCAGCATCGACGTCTGGCGCAAGTGCGACAGGGCTTGGCTGACGGTGTCGACGAGGTCGTCGTGCTTGCCGCGGGGGAACGTCGAGCACTGGCCGATCACCATCTCGGCCCACTGGCGGTCGGGCGCGTAGATCATGCCCTCGGCGAACAGGTGCTGCACCGAGTAGACGCGCGCGACCTTGTCGAGCGCGCCGGGGTTGACCAGCTGGACGGCGAAGCCCTCGTAGCCGAACAGGCGCCGCAGCTCCTGCGCCACGCTGTGGCCGGCGGCCTTGTCCTCGATCAGCAGCCTGTCGACCTTCATGTCCTTGCAGGTCTTCTGGACGCGCAGCACGAGGTCGTGCAACTCCAGCCGCTCCTGCCATGCGTTCATCAGCATGACCTTCGGCGACTGGCTGGCGTACTCGCGCGGGTCGAACGTCGCGATGCGCTCGCCGCGCAGCACCGCCTTGGTTGGCGTCGCGACGGTGTCGGACGAGAAGATGCCCCACACGGTCAGCGCGCTGAAATCGTTTTCCTGCTTCGTCGTGAACGCGGTGTCGAGGCTCGCGATGATGTAGTCGAACGGCGGGAACGCGGGCGCGTCGTGCGTCAGCCACCACTCGCGCTTGATGATGCCGCCGCCCTTGGGCTCCGGGCGCTGCTGCAGCTGGCCGGCGGCCTTCCACGGGCCTAGGCGCTTCTTCAGCACCTCGACCTCGCCTGCCCCGAAGCGGTCGGGCCACAGCAGTTCGCCGGGCTCGGTGCGCGGGTCATCCCAGCCGATGCTGGTGGTGAAGCTGCGCTCGGGCTCGAACTCCATCGGCAGCATCAGGTGCGTCCAGCCCTCGTCGGTGTCGAGGATGTGGCCGGTGAGATCCTCCTCGCCCAGCCGCTGCTGGATCACGATGAACGCGCCCGAACGCTGGTCGTTCAAGCGGGTTGACATCGTGCCATCCCACCACTCGTTCGTGGTCTCGATCAGCGCCTCCGACAGCGCCTCGTTGGCGGCGTTCGGGTCGTCGACCACGATGATGTTGCCGCCCTCACCCGTGACGCGCGCGTCGACCGCGGTGATCAGGCGCTCGCCGCGTTGCGTGTTCTGGAAGCGCCCCTTGGTGTTCTGGTCGCCCACGAGCTGGAAGCGCGGCCCCCACAGCCGCTGGTACCACGGGCTCTCGATCAGGCGGCGCGTCTTGACGCTGTCGCGCATCGCCAGCGACATCGCGTAGGAGGCGTGCAGCAGCGGCACCTGCGGGCCTGACGTCGGCGAGATCTCGCGCTGCGTCCAGACCCACGCCGGGAAGCAGACGCTGACGATGCTCGACTTGCCACAGCGCGGCGGGATGTTGATCAGGAGCTTGCGGATGTCGCCGTCGACGACCGCTTCGAGGTGCTCGCACATCGCCTCCAGCGGCCAGCCGTGCGTGAACGGCGACGGGTCGACGTACTTCCAAGCCTTCTGCACGAACTCGTAGAGCGACGTCTCGCACTCGACGCGCTCGATCTCGCGCAGCAGCTCGAAGGGGTTGGCGTCAGCGACGCTCATTCAACGGCAACGTAGCGCAGCTTGACATAGCAGAACGCCTCGATCTTGCCGTGGCGATTACGCAACCCCCAGCCGCGCCGCGACGGTGTGTTGCGGTGTACTTGTATTTCTATTTCGTGGCTCATGTGCCAGTGGTCGATCTTCGACTGCAAGATTTCGGCGTCGGTCATCGTTTGTCCTTCCACGGGCACTCGGGCTCGCGGCACACGCGCTCGTAGCCCGGCGCGCAAGCGCAGCCTCGCGGCACGATTGGGCGCTCGCTGGGGGCGGCAGCGCGGGCGATCTCCTCGCGCACGATGGCGCGGATCATGTCTTCGAGTGTCATGCCTTGAACCTCTTCCACAACTCGCTGATCGTCACGATGGCAAACAGCAGCAGGCCGAGCGCGGCGATGACAAGGCCGAGCACGCCGCCGCCGACCAGCACCCAGACGATGACCTCGACGGCGCTCATTGCACCCTCATGTAGTCGCCGGGATAGTAGATGCCCTGCATCAGCGCGATCACGAACGGGTTCTCGCGCAGCGCGTCAAGCGCGCGGCGCTGGCGCGAGCTGCGCCGGTTCGTGACCTGCACGAAGGTCATGCCATGCGGCGAGAAGCTGACCGCGAGGCCGGCGCGCACGGCGGCGGCCAGCAGCTCAGGCGCTGTCGTGCAGCAGGACGAGCAAAGCATCGCGGGTTTCCTCGTCCTTGAGATTGAAGAGGGTTTCGACGGCACGCTCGTAGTCCTCTCTGATGCTCTTGTGCAATTCGTACCACGTTGGCGCGCGCGGCCTGCCATGGCACTGCGCCTCGTACATCTTCCGCGCCAACACGCGCCGCGCGTTGACCTCAGTGTACGCCATCAGCGCACCTCGAAACAGTGCCAGAGCTTGTGCTCTTCGACGTAGCCCGTGACGTCGATCAGGCCGTAGCTCGGGAGGGTCAACGCGACGAACAGGTGCAGCAAGTACGGCATGTTCTCGGGCTTCACGGCATGCGGCGCATACTTGTAGTGCTTGCCGCCGAGATCGAAATTCAGGTCGCCGACGGTGCGCTTTGTGCTGGCCGGCAGCGCGGTGGCGATGACGTCTTTGAGCGTGAGCAGGTCAGCCATGGCGCACCGCCGAGGGCGCAACGTTGACGCATGGCACGACGTCGAGCACTGGCGCGTCGTCCTGCAACAGGCGCTCGGGCAGCGCGCATGCACCCGACGGCACGACGGCGAGCGCGGCGGCGCCGGCAAGGAATGCTCTACGTTTCATCTTCGGTCTTCCCCTTCGTTGCAGCCAACAGGATCTGCTTGAGCTGCTCGCGCTGGTCGGGCTGCAGCGCCAGCACGTTGATCGTCGTCGTCGGCGCGGCGAGCTGGCCGCCGTCCTTGCCAGTGATCTCGACCTTGTCGCCGTAGGCCGCCGGCATCTGCTTCGCGAGGATCCACTTGCGCGTGTCGATGCGCAACTTCGAGCGCGCGATGACCTCGTAGTCGGGCACCCACTTGCCTTCCTCGTTCTGCTTGAAGTCGTCGCGCCGGTCGCCAGCGATCTCGTCCAGCTCCTCGGCCCAGCCCATGAACATGAGCTGCTTCGCGCGTGCGTAGCGGACGGCGAAACCTTCGTGATCGTCGAGCACCCACTCGTGCACGGTCTGCCGCGTCACACCCACATCCTGACAAATTGTCCGCAAGCTCTCGCCATCGCCGAGCCGGCGCAGGATCTCGGCAGCACGCTCGGGCGTGTATGCAGTCGGCGGGCGGCCGATGCGCCGCTTGCGCTCAACCACGACGCGCCGCCACAAGCGCGAGCGCAAACCAGCCGAACGCCCAGATCGGCCAGAGCAGCGGCATCCACAGGCAGAGCACGCAGACCACGAGAAACAGGAACACCATCACGCGCGCCTCTCCAGCAGCTGCAGCAGCGCCATCACCGACCGCGGGATCGGCGTCGTGCCGGCAAGCCATCGGTACACCGTGCGCTGGCTGACGCCGGCCTCGACGGCCAGCTCGTCGTTCAGCATGTCGAGCCGCTCCAGCTGGGACACCAGCGCGCGCGGCGAGATCTCGGGGATGTCAACAAACATGGCCGTAGCCTACGACATTTTGGCACCGAAACCAAGAGGGGGCCGACTTTCGTCGGCCCCCTCGGGCAACCGGGACATCACCCCCGGCCATCGGCGCTGGGACGGAGATCAGGCCGCCAGCACCGTGCCCTTCTTCGCCTTGATCTTGATCGTGGCGAACTCGACGGTCTTGGTCGCCTCGGCGATCTGCGCCTCGGTCAGGAAGCCCTTGGCGATGCCGGTGTCGAGCCGGCGCTGCTCGACCAGCGTGACCTTGGCGTCGAACTTCTCGCCCTCGACGTCGAACTTGCCCTCGGCAAGGATCGCCTCCTTCAGCGCCTTCTCGCGCTTGGTCAGGGCCTCGATCTGGGCCTTAACGACGGCGTATTCATCAACTGCGTGCATCTCGATCTCCTATTGCGATGGCCCCTTATACGCCCGGCTTATCCACATGTCTAGACAAAATGTCAGGGTACGAAGGGTACGAAGGGACGGACGAAAACAAACTTCAAGCTCTGGCGCTTTCTGCCGGCCCGCGCGCGCGTATATACGTCTATTATTTTCAATACCCTCTATAAGGAAGAGTCAGTCCCTCATACCCTAAACACTGTCAAAACCCTTATTTCATCGACACTCAGGGGCAGGGACGGAGTCAGGGACTGAGCAGGGTACGAGGGACGAAGGGTGTTGACACCCTGTCATCCATGCCCTACAAGGGGGGCATCAAGGAGATCGACATGACCCGTTTCGCCATCCCCGCCCGGCAGGCCTTCTACGAAACCACCCTTCGACTGGGCAACGACACCGCCTCGGAGTTCTTCCACAACGGCCGCCCCCGGCGCGGCGCCGCCCACCGCAACGCCTACTGGGACGGCCGCTGCGGCGCCACCGCCGCCCTGCGCCGCTGGCCCAAGGAGAGCTGGTGCTACGTCGCCTACTGCGCCGGCCGCGACCAGCGCAAGCTCGACACAGCCGCCGGCAACGCGATGCCGATGTGGCTCCCGACTACCGTGCCCCCGGCCGACTGGAAGCCGCTTGACGCCTGACCTGAAATGTCCCATAAGTAGGTCATCGCAATAGGAGATCGACATGGCCGACATCAGCTACCTCGCCGCCGACGCCCTCAAGGACTACAGCGTCCAGCAGCTCCTCGGGGCTCGCAGCATCAACCAGCAGGTCGCGGGCAACCGCTACGGCTACACCATGGGCACGCTGGGCACCGCCCGCGGCAACGTGGTCCGCATCAACAAGGAGCTGCGCGGTCGCGGCATCGACCCGAAGACCGGCGCGGCGGCCGCCAAGGGCGACACGACCGGCCTCGTCGAGGCCGCCATCCGCCCCCTGAAGGACGCCGCGGTCGACCACGCCGTCGAGGAGGCGACCGCCTACGTCGCGCGCATCGTCAAGCTGTACGAGGGCAAGATCCTCGAAGAGGCCGCCCCGACGCCGAAAGACCTCCCGTACTGGCACCCGGAGAACAAGGCCGCCCGCGCCCGCCAGAGCGCCCTGATGGGCCTGCTGGACTCCAAGCGCGCCCCGGGCGACGAGTACAAGCCGCACGCCCCGCTCTACCTGCGCCGCAACCCGGCCAAGGAGCAGGCGTTCGTCGACGGCGCCCGCGCCGACGCGGCGGCGAGCTTCGAGGCCTACGTTGCCAAGCTCGTCCACAAGGTCGGCGAGGGCGTCACCAAGGCGACGGTCGAGGGCACCCAACTGTGGCGGATTTCGTACCTGACGGTCGCCAAGGGCGCCACGGTCGAGCGGTGGAAGACCCAGCAGATCGTGAACTACAGCGTGCTGGGCAACGCCTACCTCCAGTGGCCGACCCGGAAGGTGAAGTAGGGGGTTGACAGCGCCCCCTTCCATGCCTCATAGTGGGGACATCATCAAGGAGATCGACATGGCCCGCATCACCTACAAGGAAATCCGGGGCGACCGCTATCTCGGCCTGCACGCCCAGCGCGACGGCAAGTATGCCGGCTACGCCATCGTGATCTCGTGGATGGCCAACAACGACGGCGGCCTGTTCTCCCGCAATTTCAACGCCGCGCCGGTCTACGTCCGCGTGACCAAGGACGGCGGCGCGGCCGACGGCCGGCTGCTGCCCGACATCGTGCTGTTCGAGGCCGAGGCCGGTCGCGCGCGCTACCAGCGCGACGCCTACAAGCTCGCCCGCGCCTTCGTGCGCGAGCGCGGCCTGAAGGCGATGATCGAGCGCGAACTGGGCGCTTGACACTCTATCCCTGATGCCCCATAAAGGGGACATCAGATAGGAGATCGAGATGGCTTCTTTCAAGGTTTGCATGAACTGCGGCGCCCAGCACCCCCTCCGCACCCGCCTGTGCGCCAAGGGCTGCGGCTCGTGGTCCCGCGAGGAGCGCCGCGCCGGCGCCAAGAGCTACTTCCGCGCCCCGACCGAGGCCGAGGTGCAGGCTCGCGAGGAGCGCGCCGCGCGCGCGAACGCCCTGATCGAGAAGCTCCTCGCCGAGCAGGAGGCCTGAGCCATGATCGAGGTCATCGAAACCTACCACGCCGACGGCACCCACGCCGAGGTGACGGGTGGCAAGACGCCGGTCACCATCACCCCGGCGCCGGCCGCGGTCGTGCCGGGCCACTACACCGACAGCCACAAGATGAGCCGCCCCAACTACTGGACGCAGCCGGTCACGATCCCGGCGGGCTTCATCGTCCGTTGGAAGGGCAACCGCACCCGCGTCAAGGGTTACGCCCGCGCCGTCAAGGTCGCCGTCTACCACGCCCAGCGGAGCTAGCCATGCGCGTCACCCTCCCCTGACCTACTGGGCCGACTACAGCGAGCGGTTCGACGACCGCCCGCGCACTATCGCCTACCGCGGCCGGATGGCCGTGATCGAGGCCACGCCGGCCCAGCTCGACGCCCTGCGCGCCGACGCCGCCCACTATGCCAGCGACGCCATGGACGACTGCCCAGCGTGGCTGCGCCGCAGCGCCCGCGCCGCCGCCCTTCACCTGTCGAGGGCGCCATGAGCGAGCTGGAGCGCGCCAAGGCCCGACTGAAAGCTGTTCGCGCCGAGGAAAAGGCGCTTGACACCCCACCCGTCATGCCCCATAGTGGGGACATGAACAAGCGCACCCTGACCCAAGAAATCGAAGCCCTCGAAGCCCTCCAGCAGGCCGCCTTCGAGCGGAGCTGGAACGACCCGGTGCAGGAAACCCTGTTTCACTGCATCGGCAGCGCCTTCGACAACGCGGTCGATACCTCGGTCGAAGAGGGCTTCGAGCAGACCAGCGACCGCATCAAGGAGATCTACCTCGCGTCGCTCTACACCGAGAACGCCGAAGTCCGCGACATCCTGAACGCCAACGGCTTTTTCTTCTAGGAAATCGACATGACCCAGATCCGCAAGACCGACACCGGCTACGGCCTCGACAACCTGTTCGTCCACATCGCGCCCAACGGCCCCGTCAAGGGCAACGGGTATTTCCTGACGTCGAGCTGGGGCACCGACCAGCCCGAGTGGCGCGCCACCAAGGCCGACGCGGCCGGTCGCGCCCGCCGCCTGCTGGAAGAGCGCGCCGAGGCGCTGGCAGCCACCCGCGCCCGCATCATCCGCGCCGCGCAGGACACCGGCGAGCACGCCAGCGCCGCCCTGATTGACCGGCTGGTAGTCGAGTTCACGACCTGAAATCAGTGCTTGACCTGCACCCTCGTATGCCCCATAAAGGGGACATCAGATAGGAGATCGACATGAACCTCAACCTCGCCATCGACCGGGCCTTCCTCAAGACCACCATCGCCCGCGTGAAGTTCCACTTCCCGGCCATCGACGTCACCCGCGCCACCGTCTCGCGCATCCGCGAGGGCCGCTACTATTGGACGGTCGCGACCAACGGCGCGCACTACGCCACCTACGTCTCCGCGTCGAGCGCCGTCGAGGCCCGCCGCGGGGGCTGGGACGACTTCCTGATGTCCAACGGCAAGGAGGCCTGAGCCATGAAGCCCACCCCCACCCGCACCCTGCGCGACGACCGCGGCGTCACCCGCCTTCTCGACGTCACCCCGGCGCGCGCCGTGCGCTGGTGGTTCGACCCCCGCCAGCAGCTCTGGATCGTCGACGTGGTCGACCGGGAGGAGAGCAGCCTGTCCTACGGCGCCGCCTATGCCCAGCGCGACTACCTCTACGCCGTCGTCCAGAGCGCGGCGCGGGCCATCGAGGAAGACCCCGAGGGGGACAGCTACAAGCACTACTGACAGTCCCGTCCCCTGTAGGGGACATCAGATTGGAGATCGACATGAACATCAGCGACACCATCCTCGGCATGCAGTGCGACCTCGAAAACGCCCACGAGCGGTTCGGTAGCGCCCCCGACACCCTGCGCGACATGTACCAGCGCATGATCGACACCCGTTCGGCCGCGCTGGAAAAGGCCGCCGAGGGCGTCAAGTTCGAGACGGTCCCGGCCAGCCAGCTCCGCGTGTGGTCCTGCGTCCGTCAGGACACCACGTGGTCGCCGACCGGCTGGATCCTGCAGCGGGTGACCAAGATCGACCGCGACGGCGGCATGGTCCGCGTGCGCTATCAGACCGGCGGCTGGCGCGACTTCCGCCCGACCGACAGCGTCGAGGTGGCGTAATGAGCGAGCTGGAACGCGCCCAGCGCATCGCGCAGGAGGTGCTGCTGGGCTGCCGCCCTGACACCACCTGCATGGTCGTCCAAGCCGCCGTAGCGGGCCTGCGCGGGCTGGGGATGCGCCACATCCGGCTAGGATCCCTGTTCTGGCCCGACGGCTTCAGGGACGACCCGCACCTGTCGATGCGCGGCGGCTGGGGCTGCGAGGGCTTCGACGAGCGCACCGGGCGCCTGTACCTCGCCGACACCGCCGTCGACCCTGACGACGGCGGCTTCTCGGGCCACACGTGGGTCGAGCCGGTGTCCGGCATCGTGGTCGACCTGATGCACGACGTCGACCGCGGCATGCGCCACCACGAGGGGCGCCGCTACATCCCGCGCCCGCCGCTGGAACGCGCCGTGAAGGCCTACTGGCGGCCGCAGATGCAGGCCGCGATCAAGCTCGGCCGGCGGCAAAAATCGCCGACCGAATAGTTGCCGCAAAAAGACCGCTTGACCCAGACCCGCTGATGCCCTATAAAAGGGACATCAGATTGGAGATCGAGATGAACAAGCCCTTCCCCGACGACCTGAACGACGACCTCTCGGACCTGCTCGGCGGCGCGCCGCGCACGGCTCCCCTGCCGCAAGATCCGGGTCTGGTCCGCGCCCGCGAGGCCGCCGAGGCCTTCACCGAGACCTGCCCGAAGTGCCGCGGCACCGGCCGCTTCATCGGCTGGTCGGGCCGCCCGCTGGGCGCGTGCTTCGCCTGCAAGGGCCGGGGCAGCAAGACCTTCAAGACGGCCCCGCAGGTCCGCGCGCAGGCCCGCCAGCGCACCGCCGAGGCGAAGGCCGAGGTGATCGCCGACCATCAGGCCGAGCTGGCGTGGCTGAACGAGACCCTGCAGCGCCGCGCCCGCCTGCCCGAGGGCTACGGCAACCTGCTGGCCGACCTGCAGGGCCGCCTGTCGGCCGGCAAGGAGCTGACCGACGGCCAGCTCAACGTCATCCGCAAGGGGATGGAGCGCAGCGCCCAGTGGGCCGCCGAGCGCGCCCAGAAGGCCATCGAGCGGTCGGTCGAGATCGACGCCACCCGCATCGAGGCGGCCTTCCAGCGCGCTCGCGAGGCCGGGAAGATCAAGCTTGGCCTGCACTACGATGGCGTCTACTTCGGCCCGAAGCGCGGCGACGCCTCGATCCTTTACGTCAAGGCGTCGAAGGAGTTCGAGGCGACCTACTACGGCAAGATCGAGGGCGGCCGTTTCTTCCCGAGCCGGAATTGCACCCCCGAAATCACCGCGAAGATCGTCGTGATTGCGGCGGATCCGGCGGCCGCCGCTATGGCCTCGGGCAAGGACACCGGGATCTGCTGCTGCTGCGGCCTCAAGCTCGAAAACGACCTGTCGGTCCAGCTGGGCATTGGCCCGATCTGCCGCGGAAAGTGGGGGTTCTAATGTACAACCCCTACACCGTCGACATGTGCCGCACCGCCGTTGCGCGCATGACGCGCAAAGCCGAGATTTGCGAGAGCAACGCCTTCAACTCGGTGCCCCGGTTCAACGGGCACTGGCTGGACCTCGCGCTGGAGTACCGGCGGGAGGCCAGCCGGTGGCAGGCCGACCTGAACGAGCTGCGCCAGCAGGAATGCGCTTGACGTTTGCCTGCGCTTGCCCTATACCTAGGGCATCAATTGGATAGGAGATCGACATGTACAACAGTGTCAGTATCAAGAAGCGGTCCAGCACCCCCGCCCGCGACGTCACCACGTTCTGGGCATGGCGTGGCTACTACGACCGTCTCGACGGCCTCGATTTTTGCGCCGAATACGACACGCTCTTGCCGGCCAACCAGCGTAACTATGAGCGCGGCCGACAAATCGCCGCCGTCATCGTCGCCAACTATGGCGCCGCGCCGAAGTGGAAGAAGTCCGAGATGCTGGTCACGATGGTGCGTCGCCTCGGCGGTTGGACGCTGGAGCATCGCCTGAGCGACGATGTCTTCACCCTGTTTTTTCCTCAACGGGCCGCTTGACGCGCGGCCCCTCATACCCTATTATCGGGACATTCGATAGGAGATAGAGATGCAGTACGTGATCGTCATTTTCAACAACATCGACATCAACGTCGTCATCGCCGCCGGGTGCGTCGAGGCGGTCGTGCCGTACCGCAACGGCGAATTCCAGCCCGACCTGATCGGCTGGGCCGAGGGCTACATCGGCAGCGAGCCGGGCAAGGTGGAGCTGATCGAGGCCGCCCGCGACGAAGGCGTCGCCCTGTGGGGGAGGAAGTAAGCCATGATGACGTTCACCCAGATCCCGGCTCGCGACGTTCGCCCCGGCGCGCTGCTGATGACCGATATCGGCAACGCGCGCATCGTGGTCGCCATCCGCGACGTCGTCGAGCGTTTCGGCACCATCGAGTTGGTGCCCGCCGACGCCCCGAGCCACCACTACGGCCGCGCCGACATGGTGTGGGCGGCCCAGCGATGATCAACCAGCTCGCCCTCGCCGTCGCGCTGGAAGCCGGCTTCCAGTACTTCCTGAAGCAGGCCCGCGCCATGGGGCACAACCCGAAGGACACGTTCAACCAGCGCGCCGTCTTCTTCGCGGGTTGCGTCTACGGATCCCGCGGCTACGTCGGCCGATTGTAGTTGACCGGCAACCCAGAATGCCCTATAGATGTGGCATCAGATAGGAGATCGACATGTCCAACCTTTTCGACGCCATCTTCCTCGAAGTGCTCTTCGCCCGTTTCTGCGGCACCTTCGGGCGCGCCATCTACAACGGCATGCACGCCGACCGCGCGTTTCGCGCCGACTTCGTCAAGCGTACCCGCCGCATCGTGAAGGGAGCCTAATCATGGATTTTCACAAGATCTGGACCGACGCCTTCATCGCGGGCGAAGCCGCCGCCAAGGCCTGCACGCCGAAGCCGATGACCATCGTGCAGGTCAACCCGATCACCGACGAGGTGATCAAGACCTACGAACCCATCGCCGACGGCATGTGCGGCTTCGCGTGGGTCAAGATCCGCCCGGCCAACAGCGCGTTCGCGCGCTGGCTGAAGGACAACAACATCGGCCACAAGGCCTACGATGGCGGCTGGGACGTCAGTATCCAGCTCTACAGCCAGAGCTGGGAGCGCAAGTACGCCCACGCCAAGGCCACCGCCGAGGTGCTCAAGGCCGCGGGCATCAACGCCATCGCCTACGAGAGGCTCGACTGATGCTGACCGTTCACGACCACACGTTCGACGTTCGCTGGCACGGCTGGGGCGCCCTGACGCCCTACGCCGAGAAGGTGGCCATGGGCGTCATGCTCAGGGTGCTCGCCATGTCGCCCGAAGAAGTGCGCCGGCTGGGCACCTCGAAGCACCAGCAGGGCATCATGATTGGCGGCGCGCGCAACGCGATGAAGAAGATCCTTGTGTCGAAGGGCAAAGTAGTGCCCTATAGTGGGGTCATCGAACTGGAGGCGTTCGCATGTCCGAAGGTATGAAGAAGATCGAGCAGGCCATCGCAGGCATCGCGCCGCTCGTATCCGAAGACCAGATGGTCGTCGACGCGATTGTGCATGTGCTCGCAGACATGATCGACAAGAACGATGGGCGCGTGCTGCACGCCATCACTCGCACCGACAAGTATCGATATCGTCTCATCATGACCCGAGAGGAGGCATAATGCCAAAAATCAAACTTCCTGCCGTCGGCGCGCCGCGCAAGTTGGCGCGCGCAGGCTACCTGTTGTACGGGGCGCAGCACATCGAGCAGCTCGCTCGGTTGCTTGACGTCGACCGCAAGACTGTCTTCCGCTGGCGCAGCGGACTGACGCCGGTTCCCGACTACGTGTGGGATCCGCTCAAGGTGGCGCTCTCAAAGCGCGTAAACGACATCGGCAAGTTCTTGGGGGAATAGCATGAGCATCAACTACACTCCGCCTCCGGGCCGCCCGCAATCCGCCCCGCCCATGGACGACAAGCCCGTCCGCTATAAGGACTGGCGCGTTCGCGCCGGGCATGCGCTCGCGGCGCGCCGCAAGGCCGACCCGGAATTCAACGCGCTGTGCTCGCGTCGGATGTCCGAGGGCCAGATATCGGCGAACATCAAGAAGCGCAAGATCCTCGCCGATGAGTGCGATGCGCTCAACCAAACCGAGACCGACGGCCGCTGGTTCACGTTGCAGACGCTGGAGCTGCTGACGCGTTGGCCGCAAAGCACCTGCCACGATTACGCGATGAAGCATCGCGTTAAGCAGGCCAACATGGGTCGCATGTACCGGTTCCTGTTGCCGCACGACAAGGTGCCGGGATTTGCTGCGCCGACGCCGCGCCGCGGCCGGCCGCTTGCGGCCGTGCCGACGCCCGTGTCCGTGCCGACGCCCGCACCGGTCGCCAAGCCGCGCTTTGGCCGGCACATCATCGAGATCCCGCCCGAGGACGTCGAGCAGCTGCTGCGCGTCGAGCTGGGTGGCAACTGGGAGTTCGAGTGGCCGCGTGTCACGATCATCGCGAAGGAGCCGCGTCGATGAGCCCGTTTGAGAACGAACAGTGGATCCGCAACATGATCGCGACCGGCGTTATCACGCCGCCGCGTGACGAGATGGGCGCCGGCGAACGCCGGCACCACATCTACATCATAGGCTTTCTGCTGCTCGTGGGAGCCTTTTTCTGGCTCGGGATGGGTTTTCGGTGAGTGGTCCGATGGGTTACGGCAACCCCGTGCCGTCGTGGCAGGCAATGATCCTCGGCGTGCTGATTTGCATGTTCGTGGCGCTTCCGGCATTAATTGTCGCGACAGCGTTTATGGTGCGATGGGTTGCGTTCTTGTTGAACGCGATAGCGCCGTGAAGTTCTTGCTCGCCCTGATCGTTTTTGGCGTTGCCCTGTTCTGCTGGGGCTACGCCAAGGCGGTGCCGTCAAACACCGCGTCCTGTACTGACGCCTTTTCGATGAGGCGAGGGTAGACCTCGTCCATCTCGATAGTGCCGGCGGCCACGGTGGCGATGCTGATCGTCTCCGTGGCCGTCTGCCCTTCTCGCGCCAGCCGCATGATCGTCTGCTCGAAGTGATCGAGCGACCACGGCAGCGAACACCAGCACACGATGTGGCCGCCGAATTGCAGATTCAAGCCATGCGAGAACGCCGCGGGATGTGCGATCAGTACCTTGAGCTTGCGCGCGTTCCAGTCGGCCACCGCCTGCGCCGCGACGTTGCGCGACGTACCGCTGCCAAGCACCGGCGCGCCCGGATACCGTTTCTTCAGCTCGTCGAGCTGTTCGCGGTAATCGTACACCAGCAGCACCGGCGACGTTTGCTGGTCGACGATCTCGCAGATCGCCTTGACGCGGAACATGTCGAGCCGACGACCTTCGCCGGTCTCGTCGTAGTAGAAACCTGCGCAGACCTGCCGCATCTTGTTGACGACCTGCGCACGGCCGCCGGGCAACAGCTCGTCGTTCCCGACGACGGCGACGTTCTCGTTGTCCAGCTCGTCGTAAACGCGGCGCAGCTCGGGCGGCAGCTCGACCGACACCTGAACGTGGCGCACCGGCGGCGGCTTCCAATTCTCGGGCGACAAGATGAACGTCATGTCGGCGATCTCGCGCAACGTCTTTTCCAGCACGCCTGCGCGGCACTTCCAGTTGTTCTCCGACTGCTCGTACATGTTGGCGCCGCGCCAGCGTTCCCACTGGCGCCCCAGTCGCTTGCCCTTGTCGACGATGCGCGTCTGGCCAAAGAGATCTTCGGGCGCGTTTGGCACCGGCGAGCCGGTCAGGCCGATGCGGACGCGCATGTGGTCGGTGTGCTTCAGCGTCGGGCGCCAGCGCGCGCTTGTCGGATCCTTGAACTTGGACAGCTCGTCGATCACGAAGGCGTCGAACATCTCGCCGTAGCGTTTGAGAAAGTCGACAAGGTTCTCATGATTGACGACGACGATGTCCGCGCCGCTCTGCGCCGCCCCGGCGCGCTCTTTCGGCGCGCCCGTCGCGATGGACACGATCAGGTGGTTCAAGTGAGGCCACTTCGGGTCTTCGGCCTCCTGACGCCACACCAGCTCGCTGACGCGCAGCGGCGCGGTCACCAACACGCGGCGTACCACGCCGTCCTGCAGCATCTCGTTGAGCGCCGTCAACGTCGTCACGGTCTTGCCGGCGCCGGGGCGCGCAAAGAGCATGCTTTCGTTGCGCTCGTAGATGTGCGTGACGGCTTGCTCTTGGACAGGACGGAGTTTCATACGATGACCGCCTCAAAGGCTTCGACGTTGTCGATGACATAAACCTTGAAGCCCAGCGCGCGCAAGCGACGATGCCAAGCCTCCTGCAACGCCGTGGGTTTTTTGCCCGGCGCCTTGAATTCGACAAAGGCAGCGCAGCCGCCGGGGGCGAGGATCAGGCGGTCGGGCACGCCGGGAAAACCCATCACGGTGAGCTTCCAGTACACCCAACCCCGCTGGCGCGCGATGGACCCGCAGGCCTTTTCGATATGCTTTTCCAGCGTTTTCTTCACGGCCATTGACGCCTCAACTTCCCGTTGCCTACTTTGATCCCAACATACAGGAACGCGCTCGAATGAAACACGCACAGTTCGGCAGCTCGACTGCCGAGCGGGTCATCAACTGCCCCGGCTCAGTACTTCTCAACGCACAATCTCCCGAGAGCCCGCCCGGCGACGCCGCCCTGCGCGGTTCGGCGCAGCACGCCCTGATCGAGCACCTGTTGCTCGAAGGCGGCGAGGCCGCTGATTTCGTCGGCGCGAAGTTCGCCGACTACGAGATCGAGAAGGAGATGGCCGACGACGTCGCCATCGCGCTCAAGGCGGCCGAGGAGTTGCTTGAGCAGTATAACGGCGAGCAATTCATCGAGAAGACGCTGGTGATCGTGCCCCACGAGGTGTTCGGCACTGGCGACGTCGTCGCGCTGTCGAGCGACGGCGCCAAGGCGCTGATCGCCGACCACAAGTTCGGCGGCATGCAGGTCGACGCCGACAGCCCGCAGCTCCTGTTCCTCGCGGCCGCCGCGCTGGTGGATCCCGATACGGCGGGCATGTTTGCCGACGTCGAGGAATTCAAGCTCGCCATCATCCAGCCCGCGTTTGACCCGCCGGTTGTCGAGCGCGTCGTGACGCGCGACGAGGCCGTGGTGTTCCTGCGCACCATCAGGCTCGCGCACACCGCGTCGCAGGCGAAGAGCGCCGCAACCAAGATGGGCAAGTGGTGCAAGTGGTGTCGGGCCAAGCCGATCTGCCCGGCGCAGCGCGAGATGTTCTCTGACCTGATCGATCAGAAGCTCCACCCGAGCTGGACGATGGCCATGCTGGCCGACTTCCTCGACAAGGTGAAGGCCGCCGAAGACCTGATCGACACCGTCAAGGAGCGCGCCAAGCACGAGCTGTCCAACGGCCACAAGATCCCCGGCTGGGTGCTGAAGCCCGGCGCATCGCGCGTCACATGGGCCAGCCCGGCCAAGGACACCATCGCGGCCCTGCGCGGCCTTGGCCTCAAGGCCAACGACATCGTGCAGCCGATCACGCCGGCCGCGGCCAAGAAGCTGTTGAACACCGAGCTGCCCGACGACCTCGTCGTGCGCAGCAACAACGCCCCGTCACTGGCACGGGCGTCCGAGACGAAGGAGACCGCCCTCCCCGTCGAGGCTTTCAAGAAGGCGGCAGCACTGAGCAAGAGGTAAGAGCAATGAGCATCAATCAGATCGCGCTGTTTGCGCAGGGCGGGCTCCCGTCCGTCGACATGAATTCGTTCAAGCAGTCGATCAAGGCTGCGGCCACCGCGCTGAAGCAGAGCACGACCAACATGCCCTACCTGCGCATGGGCAAGGACGGCATGTGGGCCTACGGCGCCGACATGGTCGAGGTCGAGAAGGGTTCGCTCTGGGCAATCAACCCGTTCTCGATGGAGATGGGTTTCATCGCGTGGGGCGAGAAGAACACGAAGGACGACGGCGTGATCATGGGCCACAAGATGGCGCTGATCGCCGACGGCGAAGCCGCGGCCGTCCAGCGCGGCTCGTTGCCCGAGGTCGGCGCGCCGTGGACGCCGTGCGTGGCCTTCAATGCCATGCGCATCACCGGCGAGGACGAGGGCACGATGGTCAAGTACGAGGCCAACAGCCTGAGCGGCCGCGAGGCTTTCGCCAGCGTGCTGGGGCTGGTGTCGAAGGCCGTGGTGTCCAACGACGACAAGGTCGTGCCGATCATCACGCTGGAGAGCACGCACTACATCCACAAGAAGCACGGCAAGATCTACACGCCGATCTTCAACGTGAAGCGCATGGTCATGCCGGGCGACAAGGAGCTGGGCGGCGGCGGTGGCGAGGCTTCCCCTGCCCGCGCCGAAGCCGCCAAGACCGAGCCGGTGCGCGAGGAGGCGCAGCCGGCTCCGCAGCAGGAGGGGGCGGTGCGTCGTCGCCGTCGCTGATGCTGTGATCGGAGGGGCGGCGGCGCGCACCGCCGCCCCTTCACTTCTGTCGAAGGGGAAATCGAATGGCATACGTTTTGTCGCTGGACTACGAGACTTCCAGCCCGCTCGACCTGACCGAGGTCGGGGCCTACCGGTACGCCAAGAGCGCCAAGATCATGTGCGCGGCGTACAGCATCTACGAGGAAGGCAAGTTCGACCGCGAGCAGGTGAAGTGCTGGCGCGTTTGGAAGGGCGACGACCTGCCCGACGACTTGCACATGGCGTTGATGGACCCCGACGTGAAGAAGTGCGCGTGGAACGCGCAATTCGAGCGTCTGATCACTACCCATTGCCTTCGCGGCGATACTGTACCGCTTGAGGAGTGGTACTGCACCGCCGCCCGCGCCCGCGCCTCGGCATACCCCGGCAAGCTCGACCTGTGCGCCAAGGCGCTGGGCCTCGACGTCCAGAAGGATCTGGCCGGCGCCAAGGTGATGAAGAAGCTCGCGACGACCGGCGAGGGCACCGAGGAAGAATTCGAGCGCATGATGGAGTACTGCGTTCAGGACGTCATCGTCGAGGCCACCATCGGCATGGTGGTGCGCGACCTGACCGAGGTCGAGTGGACCGACTACTGGGTGTGCGAGGCGATGAACGACCGCGGCATCCCGGTCGACGTCGAGCTGGCGCGCGCCGCGCAGAAGTACGCCGAGGCCGAGGCCGTCGAGATCAAGCGCGAGCTGGCCGAGGTGACGAACGGCGAGATCACCAGCCCGAAACAATTCAAGCGCATCAAGGGATGGCTCGGCCGCAAGGCCCCCGAGCTGGCCGAGGAGTTTACCAACGATGAAGGCAAGCTCTCGCTCGACCGTTCGACGCGCACGGCGATCTTCGAGGGCGACTACGATCTGCCGGAAGATGTCCTTGACGTCCTCCACCTGATCGATGACGCCGGGCGCGCCAGCACCGCGAAGTACGCCGCGCTGGAGAACCGCACCGACACCGACGGCCGCCTGCGCGGCGCGTACCTGTTCAATGGCGCTGGCCAGACCGGCCGCTTCAGCGCCGTCGGCTTCCAGCCTCACAACCTCGTGCGCGACAAGCTCGACAACGCCGCCGACGTCGCCGAGCTGATGCTGGACGGCGCGCCGCCTGAGCAAGTGATGGAAGTGTCGAAGCAGAACATGCTGACGACGCTGGCGCGCATGCTGCGCCCGACTATTGTTGCCGAGATTGGCAAGATCCTCGTGTGGGCCGACTACAGCTCGGTCGAGGCGCGCGTCCTGCCGTGGCTGTCCGACAACCCGGCGGCGGAAGACCTGCTCGACATCTTCCGGCGCGGCGACGACGTCTACAAGCACGCCGCCGCGGGCATCTACCGGGTCAACATCGGCGACGTCGACAAGGACCAGCGCCAGATGGGCAAGATCGCGATCCTCGCGCTGGGCTACCAAGGCGGGAAGAATGCCTTCCGTCACATGGCGCGCGCCTACGGCCTGAAGATCGACGACGAGACGGCCGAAGACATCAAGGTGAAGTGGCGCCTTGCAAACCCGTGGGCCGGCGGGTTCTGGCGCGAGCTGGAGACGGCCGCCATCGCCGCCGTCAATCACCCCGGAACCGTCAAGGCGGCGGGGCGCCTGAGCTACCTGATGCACGGCGACACGTTGTTCTGCCTCCTGCCCTGCGGCCGCCTGATCGCGTACCCGGAGGCGGCCGTGCAGATCGTCGAGGGCAAATTTGGCCCGCAGGCCAGCCTGACGGCGCTCAAGGCGTCGATGCACCCGAAGAAGGGCAAGACCGAGTGGCCGCGCGTCAACCTGTACGGCGGGATCTTGGCCGAGAACGCCGATCAGGGTTTCTCGGCGTCGCTGCTGCGCGCCGGGGCGCGCGCGCTGGACGACGCCGACTGGCCGGTCGTGATGCACACGCACGACGAGATCGTGCTGGAGGTCTTCGAGGACGAGGCCGACGACGCCGAGGCAGCCCTGCGGGCCGCCATGGTGACCAAGAAGTATCCCGGCCTGCCGCTGGCGGTCGAGGTGCAGCGCGGCTACGTTTACTCGAAGTGAGGCGGCAATGGATCTCGCTGCCTTCCTCAAGATCGTCTTCGGGGACGTCGACGACGAACAGGTGATTGGCGTGGTGCAGCGGCCGCAGGACGGCCGCGGCTTTGTCACCAAGCCCTACATGCCGCGCAACAAGGTGCGCGACGACGTCGCGATCTACATGTGCATCTCGACGCTGAACAAGCCGCCCGTCGGGCAGTTTCTCCAGCGACTGATGGGCAACACGGCGCGCACGATGGTGATCGTGCTCGACGACATCGGCACCAAGATCGCCTTGGAGAAGTTCAAGGGGCGCCTTGAGCCGCACTACATCATCGAGACGTCGCCGGGCAACTTCCAGTACGGTTTCCTCGTGGATCTCGATCCCAAGGAAGCGCAGGTGCTGATCGAGGCCTTCATCGAGGCCGGCTTCTCTGACCCCGGCGCGCGTGACGTTCATCGCCTCGTGCGCGTGCCGGGCTCGCTCAATTTCAAGCTCAACCCGCCGTTCGCCGGCCGGCTGGTCGAGATGCACGCCGACGAGCCGCGCTACACGTTTGCCGAGCTGGTCGAGGACTACGGGCTCCAGCCGCGCGAGCCGACGGCGTTGCGCGCGCCGAGCAAGCCGTGGGACGGCGACACGCAAGGCGACGTCATCTTCGAGTGGCTGACTGAACAGGGCATGGTCCTGTCGGAGCCGAACGAGGAGGGCTGGGTGTTCGTCGAGTGCCCGTGGGGCCACGAGCACAGCGACGGTCGCACCGACAGCAAGTACCAGATCGGCAAGGGCGCGAGCGGCAAGTGGATGTGCTTCCACGGCGCCTGCGAGGGCCGTCACACGAAGGATCTCGTGCTGTGGTGCCGGGAGAACGGCGCGCCAGACTTCGACCAGAAGGTCGCCGAGGTCGTCGTGAAGACGGTCGGCACCCAGCTCGCCAAGATGAGCCGCGGGGTGTTCTCCGCGCCGTCCCCTCCCTTGGCCCCGCCGCCGGGCGCATCGGCAGGGGCCATCCTGACCGCGCTGGTGCTGACCTATGCCCCCCGGCTGGATCGTGGCGAGTTGCCGAGCTGCGAGTACGTGAAGGACAAGCCGAAGAACGAGCAAAAGCCGCTCGCCGAGAACGTGCAGTACATCGTCGAAGCCTGCGGCTTCAGCGTTCTCCGAAACCATCTCACCGGGGAAGTCGAGTTGTCGCACGACGACCCGGCGTTCAAGGCCCTGACGCTGCCCGAGGAGCGCGCGACGCTGACGCGCGAGCTGATGATCTCGCTGGGCCAGCGCATCGGCATCTCGCTGCGCGCCACCCTGTCGGAGCTTCTCTACGCGCTGGCGGGCAACAAGGGCTATCACCCGATCTTGGACTGGATCGAAAGCGAGCCGTGGGATGGTGTCGACCGCTTCGAGCCCATGTGCGAGACGCTGGTCACCGACAATCCGGCGTGGCGCAACGTCATCTTGAAGCGGTGGTGCCTGCTGGGCATCGCGGCGTGGACGAACTGGAAGCGTGAGGTGCCGTTGTCGATCCCGCAGATTCTCACGCTGTCTGGCCCGCAGGGGTGTGGCAAGTCCTCGTTCTACGGCAGCCTGTTGCCGGCGCCGTGGCGCCAGCTCGAAGTGAGCGCACACATCGGCGGCGTCAACAGCAAGGACGACGAGCGCCGGATCCTGAGCACCGGCCTCACCGAACTGTCCGAGGTCGAGACGCTGATCGGCAAGTCAGACGCCGGGCACATCAAGAGCTTTGCCTCGCGCCCGGTCGACAAGATCCGCCTTCCTTATGATCGGCACATCACCGTGCGCGCCCGCGGCACACTGTTGTGCGCCAGCGTGAACGACAGCGAATTCCTGAACGACCCGACCGGCGCGCGGCGCTTTCTGCCGCTTGAAGTGAAGAGTTGCAACTGGCAGCACAACATCAACATGCAGCAATTCTGGGCGCAGATAAAAGCGTGGTTCGACGCGGGCGAGAGCTTCAACCTGACGCCCGAAGAGATGAAGATGCACGCCGTCGTCGCCGAGGAGCACCGCGTCGTGTCAAACTCCGAGGGGCGGCTGGAAGAGCTGACAGCGCGCATGCAGCACGTTCCTCGCGCCGATTGGACCTTTTGTACGCCGAGCGAGATCTGCCGCTATTACGGTCTCGACAACAACTACATGAACTCCCGCACCGCGGGCACCTACCTGCGCAAGCTCTTTGGCAAGCGCGTCAGCAACAACGGCCGCAAGGGCTGGTACGTTCCGATCAAGCAGACCGAGTTGCTTGGCACCTTCAGCCCCTACATCCCCCCGGAGAGATAGAGATGAAAATCCTCGTGTTCATGAACATGCCGGCGGGATCTGCGTCTCTCGGCCCCGCCGACCCGTCGGATGCAGTAGGGTATCTGACGCATCAGATCATCTTGAACGTGCCCGACATCGGTATGCTGATCGATCTCCCTCGGCACATAGCCGACAATGGTGGTCTGCTGTGCGGCGAGCACATGATCTACGAGCGCGTGGGCCGCGAGAAAGTCTGGAAGCGGCGCGGCCAGATGCTGATCAACATGGCGCACGTGGGCAAGATCGCGCCGTATTTTGATAAAGGAGTACGATGAGACACGACACAATGATGCAGGCCGCCGCCGGCCTCGTGGCCGAGCGCGGCGCGGTGTACGGCACAATCCGTAACACTCACCA